TATTACATATTCAAATACCGGATCTATATATGAATAATAAGTTTGTTCCCGAACAGAAAGTTGTCTTGTATATCCAAATATATAATCAGATATACCATCCACAATTGGTTTATCTGCATCACGAATTATATATAAACATTTCCCCTTTTTTAGTGAATGCTTGTTTCGATTATTTACTAGTCGTTTATGATTATCTTCAAGCTTTATATGTTTTTCATGAAGATTTATAAGGTGATTTTCAACACACTTTTTTTCTTCTTCCTTTAATAAAAGTTGTTCTCTAAGTTCATTAGTTTCTTCATTTACAGTTTCTTGTAAAAGCTCTTCTAATTTAATATAATAATCATGCACTTCGTCTGCTTTTTTAGTTCCAGATTTTAAACAAAACTTTTTAAACCCATTTACATTTAGCATAATTTTTTCTTTATTTTGACCTCCATTCACAGGTTCTAAAACCGCTCCTGAAGTTGCAGGAGCGGTTTTATTTACCTTGAAATCAACTTCTTCTACAAAATATTTATTTAAGACTGTTTTAGCGTTATCTTTTCTTGAAAATCCTAACCATTTCCAAACATTGTCGAAATCAACAACAAAATCTTTTTTCGAATCGTAATTTAGAAAAGTATAAAAACTTGCTACAAATAATTGCTGTTGATTATCATTAAAATTTTCTTTTATTTTCATAAGCAATTTACTTTCATAATCATTAGAAAGACGTGTCATAGCACTTTTTTCGATTAGATTTACGATATTAAATGTATTTGCCATTTTTTATCTTCTACTGATTGTTTTTATTATATATTCCTTATCTTTAAGCCAATGTTTAAAACGGTGTGTGAACCGACATTTTTAAAAAGTTTATGTGTTTAGGAGCACATACCCTTTTATTTTTTAATACAACATGATATGTATTAAAAAGTTTACTCGAACTTATTTATCCATAAAATAATTTATAAAATCTAATATTTGTTGTTTTTCTTCGTTGTTTTCATTCTTCTTATACAACCATTCTGCAATAACAAGTGCCAATTTTGGATGACAAAAAGTTACTTTCATTCCAAACTCATCTGTTATATTATTTCCATTCAAATAATGATCTTCTGCATTTTCAGAAAAATAGTTTTTTCTTTCAGATGATTTGTTGAAAGTTCTTATATCACGACTATGTGCATTAAATAAATCAGTTACATTAATAAAATTATTTTCTCTATTTGCGCGAAGCTTATAACATCCTTCTTTTCTTTTAATTATAGTAAAATATTTGTCAGTTGATAAATCATATTCATCAATTAATTTAGGTAATTGAATTTCTAAAAATGTTCCGAAATTTAAAAAATCAGTGTTTGAATTAACTTTATTATAAATTGATCCATACCAATTGAAATAATTTTTACAAAAGAAATCAAATAGAATCCAAGTTCCTTTATTCTTATGTGAATATATTGATAACATATTCTTATCTTTCAATTTGAAATTATATTCAAGAATTTTGTTTTTTATTTCAGCACCTCTTTTCCATCTATCCATAGGATAAGATTTTTCAGATATTGAATTCACATTTATATACATCTCATCGTTTATTTTTGCCACATATAAGAAAGTTTTTCTACTATTATATACAATTTGAATTGGTTTATATATATTTTCAAATATGTTTACATCAATTAAATGAGATGCTATACTTTTAATTCTTTCTTCAAATATTCTATTATTATTTTCTTGAATTTGTCTAACAACTTCTCTTTCTGATTCTATCTTAGATGTTAATTCTTCTTCTATTCTTTTAATTTCTTCATTTTTGTTTTCTTCATTTATTTCACGAACCTCTGTTGGATGTGCAAGTTTAAGTTTTAAGATTTCTAATTCAATTTGCTTTTGCTTTGTTTGCTCTTCTAGTTCTTTTGCAAGTCTTTTCGTTTCCTCTTCTTCTTTTTTAATCTGTAATTCTAATTTAAGTTGTTCAGTTTTTTCTAATTCAATTCTTAGTTCATCGACAATTTCAATATTATTTTTTAGTTTTATAAGAATTTTCTTGAAGCTCTCTAACGTAAAGCTATCATCAAAATAAATAAGTTCTGATACATTGGTTATTTTGTCAGATCCTTCTACATGAAATGGATGTGAAAATCTATACTTTTTAATTGTTTCATTTGCTTTTAACGCATTTTCAAGTTTTATATGTTGTTCACACTCAATACAGTGTATAAATTCGAATATATCGTATGTTTTACTATGTTCTTTGTAAATTCTTTTTAGTAATCTTCCGCTACTTCCGAATTTAAATGTTTCTTTCCCATTTATTATACCAATAAAACCTAAATAAAGACAATTTTTGTTATCATAACTTTGTATAATTGCTTTACACATTTTAAGACGATTTTCCTCATTATTTTCTATAAGTTTTGATTCTGTTTCTTCAGAAATTCTCTTAATTTCTTCATCTTTGAGTTGTAATTGTTGTCTTAATTCACTTGATTCTTCATCAATAACTTCATGAAGAGTTTCTTCTAATTTAAGATAATATTCATGGATTTCATTTGCTTTTGAAGTATTTGCTTTCAAACACATTTTCTTAAAAGTTTTTATATTTAGCATAATTTTTTCACTTGGTCTTCCACCTGAGAGGTTTTCCGCCAGCTGGCGGAAAACTAATTTGAAGTCTATATCAGCTTTAAAATATTTTTCTAAACACTTTTTAGCACTATCTTTTCTTGTAAATCCTAGCCAATTCCAGATATCATCTAAATCAATTACAAAATCATTTGATTTATAATTTAAATAGCAATAAAAGCTTGAAATAAATAATTGTTGTTCATCTGTGAAAAAGCTATCCTTTAGTTTATTAATTAATTTTCCTTGATAAGACTTAGATAATTTAGTATTAGGATTTTCCTCGATAAGCTTAACGATATTAATTGACTGAGACATTTGTTTTTATTAGTATTCTCATTTCTTTAAACCATTATTTCTTTTTTCAAGAAAAATAAAAAAATAATCTCTATATATTGATTAGTATATAGAGACTATCTTGAGTTTATCATTAAGGGGTATGTTTTTATACAACTCCCTTTAAAGGGGTATGTTTTATATAAACCCCTTTGAATAACTAAACTTTCATAAAAAATCTCTTTAAAATACACATGAATCTAACATCAGTTTTTCTGAAGTCAGGTTCTTTATGTGAATGAATACAATCTACTACCTTTTTTTGAATAGATATATTTATACAATAAACAGCTTTTATATTATAAATATCGTTTGCAAAGCCTTAAAACAGGCTGGTTAAATCACATATCATCAATTTTCTTGAAAAAGTATATATTTATGAGCCTAAAACATTGAATAATTACGTGTAATTTTTTTTTTTGAATTTTTATTATCTTGTTTTTAATAAAAAAAATGTCCGCATCCTCTAATGTAACCTCTGGTTTTATCGATTTAGCCACTTTTGATGAAATCGAAAAGTATATGTATGGTGGTCCAGATGCGACCGCATACTTCGTGCGTGAGACACGTAAGTCCACATGGTTCACTCAAGTCCCAGTTGTTTTGTCTAAGGCTTCTGGAACTCCTGCTTTCAACGCTGATTGGTCAGTAAGTATCTCTCGTGCTGGAGACTATTTACTTCAAACTTGGCTTAGATTGACTACCCCTACGGTTGCCCTATCATCTGCAGCTTCTATTACCTCTAGCGTTGGAGTTTCTCGCAGTCTCAGATGGACTAGAAATTTAATGCACAATATCATCAAGGAATGTAATATCACATTCAATGATTTGGTTGCTGCTAGATTTGATAACTACCATCTTGATTTCTGGGCTGCTTTCACTGTTCCAGCAAGCAAGCGTAATGGGTATGACAACATGATCGGAAACGTCAGTGATTTGACTGATCCTCATGGTGCTATGGTTAATATTCCTTCATACACTCTAAATCTTCCTCTACCATTCTTCTATGGTAGAGATAGTGGTGTTGCTCTACCAACTGCTGCTCTTCCTTATAACGAAATGAGAATCAACTTCACTTTCAGAGACTTCTCTGATTTGTTGATTATCAGTTATGATGATGAATCGACTAACAGTGTCGCAGCACAAGCTTCCGACTTGTACCCTGCAACTGCTCCTTCTTTGACTGCAGCAGTATGGGCTAACTATGCCATCGTCTCCAACGATGAACGTAAGAGAATGGCTTGTGCACCTAGAGACATTTTGATCGAACAGGTGCAAACTGCACCACGTTCTTCATTTATCCCTTCAAACCAAACTCCAAGTTTTGATATTAGATTCTCTCACGCCATCAGAGTTCTATTCTTCGCTGTTCGTAATACCAGTTGCAAGGCTGAATGGTCTGTTTATTCTACTTCATCACCCACTGTCACTCTTTCCAATCAAGTCCCCGTTATCTTGTTCTGGCCTGACGGTGCTGCTGACCCCATTGTTTCAACTTCTCTCATCTATGAGAATACCAATCGTTTGACTCAAATGGGATCTGACTACTTTTCACTTATTAACCCTTGGTTCCATGCACCCACCATTCCTGATATCATTGGATACCACTCTTATTCGTATTCCCTTGATTTTATGGCTTTGGACCCGATGGGTTCTACTAACTACGGTAAGTTAACCAACGTTTCTATCGTTCCTGAAGCTTCTGAAGCAGCCAAAACTGCTGCTCTTGGAGGAGGAGCTGTCGGTTCTGGATACTATCAACCACAAACCTTTGAATTCGTGGTTACGTGTGTTAACAATAATATTATTCGAGTATCTGGAGGTAAACACCAAGGCGTGCCTCCAACAGTCAGCTGCTATAAAAGATGTGATAATTCTTTTATAGAAAAACAGTGTAAATTATCACCACTAATCAGTTCTAATATGATTGAGTGTATGTAACTGGCTAGTCTATAGAATCGATCTTTGATTCTTGGGCGAAACTATCAAATTGCGGGAAACCCCTCTAAAGCTTTTGAATACTACCATGGGATAGAAATATACCCATAGGAACCAAGCGTAATGGCGTGGGCATAGTAAAAATTTCAAAAGATTGGGCAATCTGCAGCCAAGTTCTAAACCAAAAGTGATTGGTAGAATGCAGTTCAACGACTAAATGGTAGTTGGGAAATTTCTCAAAAAGAGATTTTCTTAAGATATAGTCTACTCCTTTGCGAAAGTAAAGGTATCCCTACAAGCTGAATAAATAATTCAGCCTGTAACAACAGGAACAAATCGGCGCTTGGATTTCCTGTACTTTGAAGACTTTATTTCGTGCTTCGAAAACAATTTTACAATTTTACAATTTTACAATTTCAAACAAATTTTTATACAAAAAAATTGTATAAAAATTGATTTTCTAATTAAAAATTCGGAACCTTTATCACAAATAAATGAAAACTGCACGTATCTATAAAATAGTTAATACTAAAACAGTTGATATCTACATTGGTTCAACTATTCAAACTCTCAAGAAAAGATTTAAAGGGCATATTAGTAATGCCAAACATAATAAACCAGGTAAACTTTACGATTGCATTCGAGAGTATGGTGTTGAAAATTTCTCGATTGAATTAATAGAAGAATTTGAAATCGAAAAGATTGAGGAAATCGGTGTTAGAGAAAGAGAACATTACACTGAATTAAAGCCAGTATTAAATATGAAAACGCCAAATATTATATCAAATAGAGATGTTGGTCGTGTATATAAAGTCTTTTATAGCTTGGATAGTTCTCAATTTTATATTGGTTCAACAGTTAAAGAAATTTTTGATAGATTAAGAGATCATCAATCTGCTTCAATAAAAAAAGGAACAACTCCTTTATACACTTATATAAGAGAAAAAGGGCGAGATAATTTTGCTATTGAACTAGTTGAAGATGATATTGAAATAGAAAACCTTATCATACGAGAAAATCATTGGTTACAAGAACTTAAGCCTCCGTTAAATAAAAATATTTTTCTTACAAGAACTGAAAAAGAAAGGGATAAAGCTAAGTATGAAAAAAATAAGGAATCTATTAAGAAACGGGTTTCTGATCGCAGAGAAATCAAAAGAGATGAGATAAATACCCAGAAGAGAGAACACTATGCTAAAAATAAAGAAACTATCTTGGCAAAACAGAAAACTCAAGAATACAAAGACAATGCAAACAAAATAAGACGTGAAAGACGTGCCCGTGAAAGATTATAAATATAGTTGATTTTTATACAAAAAAATTGTATAAAAATTGATTTTCTAATTAAAATTCAATATTATGGTAAACACACATATGGAAGAAGAAATTACAGAAGAATGGAAAACTAAAAAGTACTATTCAAAATATACTATATCAAATTTAGGACGTGTAAAACATATCGCCAGAGATGAAATAATTAAAGGATCTATTAATGGAGATGGATATATTCAAGTATCGTTATATCCAGATAATAATGAAATAGGATTAGAAAAAAAACCACTTAGACTTCATCGTTTAGTTGCTGAACTATTTTGCTCAAACGACAGCCCTGAAAAGAAAAATATTGTGAATCACCTAAACAGTGACAAACTAGACAATCGTTCAAATAATCTTGAATGGACAACAAATTTGGAAAATACTCGACACGCATCTGATAATGGGTTGTTAATAGCAACTAATCATCGTTCTGTTCAAAGAATTTGTTCAAAAACAAATGAAATAACAGTTTACAATTCAATTACAGAAGCTTTTGATGATAATAAAGATGTTTTAAAGTATAATACTTATATAATTAGTGTTTGTAATGGAACTCAAAAAACAGCGGGTGGGTATATATGGAAATACTCTGAAGAAACAATAGTAAATAAACAACCAAGAAGGAAAAGAAGTTGAAGGCTTTGAAAATTACATAATTACAGATAGTGGTCAAATATATTCTAAAACATCAAAAAGATTTTTGAATCCATCTTTAAATGGAGCTGGGTATCATGTAATTGATTTGTATGCTAAAGAATATGATGAAACTAAAGAAAAAAAAGAGTATACCCGTAAAAGACAAGAAAGACGAAAAAAATTTAGAGTTCATTATTTAGTTGCAAAACATTTTATTGACAATGATGACCCAGAAACAAAACATGAAATAAATCACAAAGATAAAAATAGAATAAATAATAATGTTTCGAATCTTGAATGGGTTTCTTCAAAAGAAAACTTACAACACGCTCATAACAAAAAAGTTTTTCAATACGATAAAGATGATAAACTTATTAAACTATATGAATCAATTACGAAAGCGTCTGAAGATAATAATATTAATCCAAAAACTTTAAGTTCGGCAATAAAAAATAAAACTTTTACTGTTGGTTTTTACTGGAAGTTTGAATCATAAAAATAATTTATTTTAACTGTAACTGTAGCTCTAAATTTTTCTTTTCCATTTCACAAACTTTAAGCTTTAATTCGGCTATTTCTTTTTGTTGTAAGGTAATTATCATATGTAAATCATTATCTCTGAGTAGATTTTCTATATCTTCAATAAAGTTTGCAATTGTAGCTGGGGGTTTAAAAATTTCATGTTGATTATGAAACTTGACTCTGTATATATTAAGTAGATCTTTTATTTTATCTTCGGCAATTTTTCCAGAAATTTCGACTACCTTTACCATACGATATTGTTTAAAATTGCTTTCTGAACTTTGATGTTTAATTTCTCTTTTATCGAGCTTATGATCACTAAAACCAAGTTTTATTAAACCTTCACCTATATAAACGACATATAATACACATTTATTAGTCCATTTTGTCCAATCATAGTCAATTTCCAAAAGTTCAGCCTCTATATCCATCTCAGATAAATCTAGAATATGATGAATAGGTCTTTGTAGTTTAACTTCACCTTTGGTAAATAACTCGTCTAATATTTTTGATACTTGTACAGAAAAATAAGGTGAAATCCATTGAGCTAAATTATACGCTACTTTTCGATGAATCCAAGTTCCTTGTATTTTAGAATTTAGCGAGTCGGTAATTCCCGATTCGCTAATACCACCGTGTTTTACAATAATTAATTTAGATTCTGGAATATTTTCAGATTTTTCTAATTCTTTTAGAAATTCTTGAGTTTGTTTGAGTCGTTGGTAATCATTAAATTTTTTACCTCCCGCTTTACATAATTCAGTAGCATTTATCATACCATCTTTTCTAATCGGAATCATAAAATTATTACCGTTTTTCAGAATCAATTTATATTCATTTATTGAAAATTCAATATGTTCGATTTTTTCATTTTCTTTACTTTCCGATACACCTTCGGAATAATTCTCATTTTCTCTTTCTTTTTCTTCTTCGATTTTTTTCAATTCTATTTCATATTCTTCGTGCATTTTTAAAAGATCTGTTTTACTCACATTATTATACTCATTGAACCCTCTCTCTTTTGCTAAACTTTTTAGTTCTGGATGAGTCATGGTATAAATATTGTTTATATCCAAATTATACACTGCATTAAAAGGATTTTTTTCTAAAAGTTCAATTAACCCTTCTTTATCAGTAATGTGAGCGTTTTGTAGATTACGTTCTTTGCAAATTCTTCTAAGTTCAGGTACATTTTTAAATTTATAATTAATTTTATCATCTATAGAACCGTCAATAATTTCAACTTCTTTATTCCAAATATTTGTTCTTCTTCTTTCAACCATATCTAACATTCTTTGATGCAAATTTAAAACAGCTTTTGCGTTTCTTATCCCAAGTGTGATTCCATATATTTCAGCTTGGTCTCCGAGTTTTTTAGCAGAAAGATTTTTCCACATGTTTACAATAGCATCATCTATTGGTTTCTTTATAATTTCAAGATATTTGTACCATGATTCTCTTGGTTCAAATCGCCTTGCAGAATATTGATCTTTATCTTCTTCATCTGGATTATTTTGAACATAAATAAAAGTATTAATCCAACTTTCAATAGTTGCAGATGATAATGAATCGCCACCTCCTCTGATAGATTTTCCTATAAACATTTGAGCTAATTTTTGACCACCAATACACATTTTTGCTTCTATTAAATATTCATATCGTATATCTAACTTCATAGCTTCTTCACAGAAGTTCTTTGGGTTTGACATTCGTTTCTCTTTCATATTTTATATGAAGATGTATGTCTTTAAACCGTAATTAGACGAGATGTTCTTTAATTAAAAATTTTGTTGAAAAATGTTTTCATTCGGCTATCTAATTTAATATTGAAATGTTTTTCGTCATAATATTTTTCAAAAATACGACAATATTCATATTCTATATTTTTATCATCAGGATCACAACAATCTTCGACTTCGGCTATCATATTAATAAAAAAATTACTTATATATTTGACCTGTATTGAATCGTTTTCTTTGCTTAAAATTTTTAAAAATTTTGTTGAACATTTTTCATTCTTTTTAAACCAATATGTATAAAAATATCTAATCTTATAATTTTCAGATGAATAATGTTCATGTAAATATTTTTTAATATTATCCTTAATTATTTTATTGTTTTTCTCTATTAAATCGAAACCTTCATCATCATCCCAGTTTATAAAATATGGAGTTTTGCTTCCTAGAGATAAAACACATGTCGTAATTTTTTTACCTTTGACCTTTTTAATTTTATCATTACAATCATCATTCATGTTCATATTTTTTATAAAATAGATATCATATATGCTTTGTAATAAAATCTCATTTCTATTTAATGTATTGAAATTGGGTTTAATATACACTATTATTACATTTTCATTATTGTACCCAATAAGTTGAAATTTTCTATAAATATCTAAATCGGTAGAATTATCATCATATGGAAACGAATAATGTATGTTCCAATCTGTTAATGGAAATTTTTCATACAATACACCCATGCTTTCTTTAACGATTTGTGTTAATTCAAAAAAATTACATAAATATTTTTGAATACTTTTTAATTGTACACTGTCAATTTTTCCATGATAAACAAAATTTTGATTGCATGAACAGGTTTCGTGATTTTTTAAACCATTTTTTATATAAGATTTCATGTAAACGTCCGTGACATTATATATATCAATCAAACTAGTATTAGAATAACTACCATTTTGTTTAATATCTAACATATGAGATAAAATTATACATTCATATGGGCATAATGAAATATCGTTTCCTCTACCATTTTTTGTAAATACATTTATTTTTTTAATAATATTTTCCATATTTTCATAAATAATATTGTAGTACTTATTATAATCCCCACCTTTTGTTATATGTAATAATGCAATCCGCTTTTTATCTATAGCACTTAAATAATCTTTCCACGTTTTTGCTTTTTCTATGTTGGTATCACATATAGCTAAAAATATACTTTTTATTTGAGCTTTTCTATCTGAACCTTTATCTAGATTAACAATATAAGTGTAAATAGTTATTGCAAGAGACGAATATCTTATAATATGGTTACCATAATCAACCAACATACGATCGTCTTTACTTTCATTATCATCATCGGTTTCAAGTTTTTTCAAAAGAGATGATTTTTTAATAATTTTGTATAAAATATCAAAATCTGAAGAGTTAGAATTTTTCATAATTAATTTATTATAATCGATTTTTTTTGATATACTTTTAAGTGCAACTGGCTCAATTCCAGTGTCATGGATATTTTCTTTTATAACAAAATCTTGTATTTTTTTAGTAATTTTATCTTTATAATCGGAAGTGTACGAAATACTTAGAGTTTTGGTCATTCTCGTAAATGCAACATGTTCTAAAGAATCATAAACTATTGATTTGTTATTTTTACAAAATTTTTTTAAATATTTTTCCGATAATTGTATAATCATAACATGCTTTCTCCCGTCTCCTTGACTTGCTTGAATAGAATAAATTCTAGTTGCATCCTTAGATTCATCAAGGTTAATCGACGAACCTTCCTCTGATTTATGGAAAATGGCATAACTTTTATATTTGTTGTTATCTTTTCTATCATTCCAAAAATCGTTAATCATTCCTGTGAGTGACTCGGCAATTGGATTTTGTTTCGTAAAAGAAACTATGAGCCCAAAATCTTTAGGTTCTGAATTATATTCATCAACTAGTCGTTTATATTCTTCCATATGTTTTTTAGTAATATCAAATAGTATACAATCATCATTATCATAGTCGACAGGAGTCTCATAAAATGTCAAAGCTTTTCTATCCTCTACTTCTTCTATTTTATATGGGTTAATTTTAGGTAGTTTGTACTTGTCGAAATCAATCATATGATTTACAAATTTAATTAAGTACGGGTTATTAAATCTCCTACATATATTTGAAGGTTCTTTTTTGTTAATTAAAATATATGGAAATTCATAGTTATCTTTAAAATAACTGGCTATGTTATCTTCGCATGCAGTACTTTGTAATAAATCTTGCGATATAAAGCAATCAATATAATTATTTTTCATTATTTTAATTATAGCTTTTGCATAAACATCGCTTAACACTTGAGATTCATCTATTATTAAAAGAGTCCTTTTATTTAGCTGCAGAGTTTTATTAGCAAATTTAACTGACCCGCTTTTAGAGGTTTCTATGTGATTATTTATTATAGACTCAGCTATACCTACAAATTTGTCGTAAAATGATTCATTATTTTTATCTCCAATACAATAAAAAAATGAGTCAATAGTTGCTATATAAATATGAACTTTCTTTTTGTTTTTGTTTGTATAGAGTGCAACATATTTTTCTTTTTCATTGTAAACATCTATCTCACAAATATTTTTAAACCCTCCTTTTTCATCCGACTCTTCTACTTGATCTTTAAGTTCGTTATAAATTGTGTACTTTGCAGTATGAGCTTTTGATAGATAAATAAATACATCATAATGTTGATAGTCATCATTTTCAATCATATTAATAATACCATAAGTTTTTCCGTTTCCGGCCCCCTTTTGTTCAATAAATAAAGTGCATTGGTCTGGTTCAATATCATTCCAAATATTATTATTATCATGTAAATATTTTATAAAATCTTCTTTAGATTTAGGATATTCCACGTCTATCATATTACATTTGATTTTTTTTGGATTTATCTTAAAAATTTTACCCTTAATATCAATGAAAATGAAATTGTAATCAATAAAACTTTCATATTTCCAAAATTCACCTAAAAATTCTAAAAAAACTCTATTCTTAAAATATTCAACATTAATTGAATCTTCTCCATGTACAATCCAAAAAATTGGTTTATTATTCACAATTGTATAATCATTTTTTCGGTTATTAACTTCTTCTTTAGAAATTCTAGAATGCTGAAATTCTATAACTTTATCATCAAGATCAGCGTCAGAACGTCTTTTTGATATTTGCTGGGGATTTTTATACAAAATTTCTTTTTTATCGAAATGTGATTGCCATTTTCCATGCCAATCAGTTATGGGATTATTTATACTTGTGTTACAATGACGTAAATGAGGTTTTATTGTTTTAGAATTAACATATATCAATTCATGTCCATTTTTACAAAAAATCTTCTTATCTTTGTAAAATTCTAATTCACTTTTGTACTCATCAATATTAAATTCTTTGTTTTCATAAAAAAAAATTTTCCTTGAATCACAAATATCGCAATTTCCTTTTTCCATCTTCTATATATAATAACTTTTAGGTTTATTTTTAAATTACAGTTTAATTTAAAAATTAAAATAATCAAGCAAAATTCCATCTGAGCTTCTATAATATTTCCAAACTAAAGTATTATTGTTAAAAATAGTTAGTATTCCATATCCAAAATCTTTATAGTTGTAATACTCGGTATAATCATGTTTTAAATAATCGTCATTATAAGGTTTTTCCTGACATCCTGCAGCTCCTGATATAATATGATAAATTCCATTTTTGTCTTTTTTACCGTTTTTTACTTTAGTCATTCTTTCGTATGCATGAATGTGACCTGAGAAATAAATATTGACATTATATTTTAAAAGTATGTTTTCAAAAGCATTACGAATTCTATTTTTCATATTAAAAGGAATATCGATTATATTTTTACTATACATAGGTCGATGTCCGTAAACAATTATCCACGGTCTTTCTGTTCTATTAACTGATGATAAATCATTTTCCAACCATTTTAACTGATTACCAAAACCTCCACCTGCTCCAGAACCTAAAATTGTATGAGGTGTAGTAGGTGCGCCAGAGTAATCAGTTTCTGTATTTATAGAGACAAAATGAATAGGTCCAAAATTAAAACTATACCACATATTTTTCGAGCCATTCGATGGCATTTTAAAACGAGAATTAAAAGCTGTGAAATTTAAAAAACTTGAATTGCAACCAAAATCTGACAAAGAATGACATGAAATATCATGATTTCCAGGACAAACCATGTAAGGTTTATTAAATGTTATCATTTCTTGGAATTTATCGTATGTGCTTTCATATACAGGATTACTTCCAAACAACGATCCTTTGTCATCTGCATATGAAATATCACCCATGTGTATAAAAAAATCAATATCATTCTTATTTTTAAGACGATGTATTGTATTATTTGAGTTTTCAACGCCCATGTCACCGTAAATTGCAATATTTTTAAATTTATTGAGTGTAATTCCAGGAGCTGATGTAAAATTTTTCACTTGTGACATTGTAATACCGTCACCAACTGAAAAAAAGTATAATTTTTCATATTCAAGAGAATTTGTTGAAACATGATGATGTACTGAGGAATAGTGATATTGAAAGGAATCACCTTCTGCAAGTAAATTTAATTTATATGAATATTTACCATATAAAATAATTGGTTTAAATTCATACAAACTCTTTGTAGACCAAGAAATAGTCATTTTGTTATTGGTGTTGAAAGCAAAACGGAAATTATAAGGAGAAAATGAACTGCTGCTAACGGTATTAAATAAAGCTAAATAAATAAAATATAAAAACTGCATTTACTTTTTTTATATATAAAAAGATGTATTTAAATTAACTTAAAGTTTTTATACACAGAAATTAAATTGTTCTATAAATGAAGCAAATGACTTTTCTTTATCTTCAGAAAATTCTTTGAATTTATTACTAACTATATCAAAAAAATTGTTATTCGCGGTTATATATTTTCTAATGTTTGGAAGAATTATTATTTGAAAAAAAATCATTATTTTGATTTTTTTAATTACAATATCTTTTTCGTATACCATTTCATTTATATATTTGTTTAATATATCCGATATTTCTTGATCTGTGGGTTTATTGTTTTCAGCATATTTGTAATCTAGTATAGAATTGGTATTATAAAAATATGTAATATTCATATTTGAATATAATAAAGGTAGTTGAAAGAAATCGGATATTTTTTTAAATACATCCTTTCTTCTTTGTATATCTTCAATGTCTGTGCATGTACAACATGAGCAGTTGCATTCGTCATCTTCATAGTCTTCTTCGCTATCGTCATCATAATCACATTCTTGGCAAAAACATTGTTCATTTCCGTTTGTACACACGTAAAGACTTGACATTTTTGAAAATAAATCGAAAAAAACTAAAAAAAATCATTTTTTTAGAACTAATTTGGATTTTTATATGATAAGAATATTTTCAAAGTCTTTTTTTTTGATTTTAAAAAATTGAAAAATAAACTTTATTTACGTTTGCATATTAAGAAGTTGTTAAACAATGAGTATTTTATTTACAGATGGTAGTTGTTTAAAAAATCCAGGGGGTCCAGGTGGTTGGGCATTTATATTTATTGATAAAGATCGTGAAATTCATATGAGTGATGGTGAAAAAAGTACAACTAATAATAAAATGGAACTACAAGCAGTTATAGAAGGACTTAGATTTATTAAATCAAAAGAAAGATGTAAAATTTACAGCGATAGTCTATATGTCATAAATTGTGCAATAGGAAAATGGAAAAGAAAAGCAAATCAAGATTTATGGAATGAATATGAAAAAGTATCTTTTGATAAGAATATAGAGTTTGAATGGGTAAAAGGTCATTCAGGTAACGAATATAACGAAAAAGTTGATAAGATGGCTTTAAATGAAGCGCGTTCAATTTTTGAGATTTAATAATAAAAAAAGAAGTGAAAAAGATATTTATAATTTAAAAAACATCTTTTTAATAATAAATTATATAATATAAAAAATGTCTGATGACGAAGAAAATAAAGAAGAATCAATGGAAGAATCAATGGATGTAAATTTTATAGAATTTGATGATGTCGAATATGACGAAGAAGATGATAATAATTTTTCAAGTGTAAATAGAATTTTTAATGAAGTTTTATTGAATTATATAACATCATCGCGTATAAATAGAACTTCGCCTCATGTTTCAACTTCTTCTTATTACACAACAAGATCAATTTTTATTCCTCAGTCAGTTGATATGAATTTTAGATATTCATCGTCTGTTCCGGAAAGAATATCTAATAATATGAGATTATTAAATGACTCATTTTTAGATAGAATAATTGATAGAATAGTTGATCCATTTGAAAGTATATTAAATGAAAGTTTTATTGAGCAATCAAGTGGTAGTGTTGAAAAAATAAATGAAGAAATAGAAATAGATAGTTTTAAATATAAAAATTTAGAAAAAAAAGAAAAGGATTGTTGTATATGTTTAGAGGATTTTAGTGAAGATGATGATGTATCATTTTCAAAGTGTCAACATTTATTTCATACAAAATGTATAAAAGAATGGTCAACTTATAGAACAACATGTCCAGTTTGTCGTAAAAATTTTGAAGAAGAATAAAAAAATGTTTGATACAATAAAAATGGGTAACAGTATTAAAAAATTGAATGATATGAAAAACGGAATAGATTTGTTAAAAGATTATAGCTTTGAATTAATATTTGTTATATGTATAATATTCCTATTTTTGTTTTCAATGTATAGAAAATATAATGGAGAAAAGGGTAGCTGGTCAACAAATTATTTTTACGATTCAAGTTTTGATAAAAATAATTCTAAAATAAATAATAGTTTTTCTAGACCGGATAGTAAAGGTGAAATAGAATGTAGAAGAGTACTAGAAAAAATTTTCAATAAGCCGTTTAATAAAGCAAGACCTAATTTTTTAAATAATCCTGTAACAGGTGGACATTTCAACTTAGAATTGGATTGTTATAACGAAGAGCTACAAATCGCGGTGGAAATGAATGGTCAACAGCATTATAAGTATGTTCCTTTTTTTCATAAGAATTACGAAGCATTTTTAAATCAAAAATATCGTGATGATATGAAAAGAAGAATGTGTAAGGATCAAAATATAATTTTAATAGAAGTTCCATATACAGTGAAATTAGAAAATATTGAACGATTTATTAAAGATGAATTAAGAATGAAGTTACGTATTAGACAATAAAAAATTCATGTTATTTTTAATTAAATACTGAAATGCTTTATTATATCTAGTGAAATGTTGGTCTTGTCCTAAGTGCATGATACCATCACCAGATTTTCCATATTGTAATTCACATCCGGATTTCCACCATAGATTAAAATTTGCTTTATAATCGTGAATTTTATAGATAGAAATATTATTCATTGCTAAGAAATTTCCAATCATCAAATCATCACTTGTGAAACAATATTCATTTTTTGAAAAAAAGTTATAGTAATCTTGTATTGAAGATTTTTTTTTAATTTTTTTAATAACAGCATTGCTAAGACAAACAGACATATATCCTTCAGGTACATTTACATAACAAGGTTTATCGTTATTTCTTACCCAGTTATTATTTCCCTTAAAATCAAATCCAGATAAACAGTACACAAGATTTGGATTTATATTAATATACTTTATAAATGTTTCGATTGTATGTGGTAGCATTAGTACATCGTCATCTACATAAATTATATTAGCATTTGGATGTTCAGAGTAGTCTAATAGAGTAGGTAAAAGTTTCATTATTGGACCATAATCTTCTTCGTATTGAAAAATTTGAATTTTATCATTATTTTTTATAAATTTTGGTATATCATAATACTGACCTGTTCTTTTGAATTGTTTTGGAATATTTATTCTAATTAAGTCAGGCGGATGTGTTTGATTTAATATAGAATCTAGAGTATTTTTCATTAATTTGATTCTTCTTGGGGATGTTGTAATGGATACGATAATTGTACATTCTTTTTTAATTTTTGACGATTTTGAATAATAATTATATAACTTGTATAAAATAAATCCTATGAATACAACTAAAAATAAATAAAAGACATTTTGTTTAAAAATCATATTTTAAATATAGCGATTATATATTTTCTTAAACAAAAAAGTTTATAAAAAAAAGGTTTAAAGATAATGTACAATATAAATAACAAAAATGGAACAACAAATTTTAAACAAAGAGCTAAAAGAAAGAAAAAAGGAAAAAGAAAATTCTTTATGGAATAATTCAATGATAACGTCAGCTTTAAATTCAATGTCTCACGACGAACTTGAACATTATAAAAAAATTGGAGAATCAATGTTTGGTGAAATAAATTTCGAAACAGCTGGTGTGACTGATAAAAATAATATTCCTCTATTTTTAACTGATGCTGCATCATATATTTGTGAAAGTTTAAAATCTGGATTACATCCAAGTATGCTTACAGAAAATGAAAAATGTATTATGGAGAATGTTTTAGGAAAAGAGTGGTATAAAAAATATGACTATGTAGAGGAAGATTTAAACGACATTGTTACTGTTAAAAAGTAAAAACATTTTTAAATTTTAAAAATTTAAAAATTATAGGTTGAAACGAGGAAATTCGGAAATTTTACTTTCTCGTTCTCGTTGTTCTTGAAGTATTTTTTTACCTAATTTTAACGGTGTTGGGGTTTTATCATCTGATATTTCATTAGGTGGTGTTCCATATCCAAACCCGTTCATTAAAGGTTCCAATATAGGTGTCAAAATATTTTTATCTTTTGGTGAAATAAGTAATAAAACAGTAAAACATAATGAAATTAAAAAGAAAACAAAGAATGTTATACTTAATCCTAAATAGGTACCTGAATTATTATTTTTAATATCAGGATTTGATTTAAGATATTCGTCGTTATTTGATTTCAAAATAGCAAAAGTAATTCCTAATACTAAAAATAGAAAAGTAGATGATAGTGAAATAATATGCGATTTGTTCATTTATTATATTATTAAAAATATATATATTAAATTTTTATAATTTTATCAAATACTCCCTCAGTACATTGATGTGCTACAACTAAAACATTTTTATTTTTAAAATGTTCTTTAATTGTATCAAAAACAATCGATGT